CAACGTCAAAACATATGAAGTTTGCTGATGGTTCAAAACTTAGAGTTAGTCATGGTGCAGCAAAAGCCATTCATATGGTCCATGGTGCATTGAACGATGAGAATAAGAAAAAGTTTGCTGATATGCTTACACATCCAAAAGGATTCGAAAAAGCAGCACACTTTGCATTGAGTAAAGTCAAATTCACAATCGGTGACGAAGAATGAGTTTAGTATCAGAAATTGTACGAGAGATTATCGCTGAAGCAAACGTTCAGCGCATGGGTCGCAAAAAACTTATCCGCGCAAGAGTGCGTGGTGGTAAAGTTCAGCGTCGCAAAGTTCTTTCAGCAGTTCCAGGCTATACCATTCGTGGTGGTAAATTGGTTCGCATCCCACCGCGCGAACGCATGAAGAGAAAGCTCGCAGCTCGTCGTGCTAAGATCAAAAGAAAAGCCAAGATGGCTCGAGCACTTATCAAAAGAAAGCGTTCTCTAAGAAAGCGCGCATCACTGGGGTTGTAAATGAAACTAATCACAGAATCAATCGAAGAAGTCAAGGTTCTCACCGAAGAACAAAACGGTGTAAAGTCCCTCTATATTCAAGGTCCATTTCTCGTTGCTGAAACGAAAAATCGTAACGGTCGTGTGTATCCAGCACAAACGCTTGCGAAAGAAGTCAATCGTTACAACGAAGAATACGTTATGAGAAATCGCGCATTTGGCGAGTTGGGTCATCCAGACTCACCATCGATCAACTTAGATCGCGTATCACATCTTATCACCAATCTCAAACAAGAAGGTAACGTTTGGATTGGTAAAGCAAAAATTCTTGAAACACCAATGGGTAAAATCGCCAAATCCCTCATGGAAGGTGGTGCAATTCTTGGTGTGTCATGCCGTGGCATGGGCTCTCTCAAAAACGAGGGTGGTGTCAACGTCGTTCAAGATGACTATTATCTGGCCACAGCGGCTGATATTGTAGCGGATCCCTCCGCACCAGGTGCTTTTGTTCAAGGTATTATGGAAGGTAAAGAATGGGTATGGGATAACGGTAAGGTCAAGGAAATTGACGTCAACGAATACTATACTCAAATCAAAACCGCAAAACGAAAGCAAATCGACGAGATCTCCTTGAAAATCTTCGAGAACTTCTTGTCAAAACTGTAAAATTTATAAATAATATTACTTCTTCAGGAGTCAAACAATGAGTAAGACATTATCAGAATCCGCTGCAGAAATCCTAAAGGCATCAATGTCAGCCGCAAAGGAACCAGCACAAAAACTACCAGGCGAGATGGATGATCTCGGTGGTGCAACAGTAACAGATCCAGCTGGTGGTGCAGTTGGTAAGAAGGCTGCAGCTGCTACGGCAGAAGCACCAAAGCCAGCCACCAAGGGTGATGCAAAAGGCGTCAAAGTCCAGGCTATGGAAGAAACAGAAACAGAAGAAACAACAGAAGTTGTTGCTGAAGTTGTTGAAGAACAACCAGCTGTAGCTGCTGCTACAGTTTCTGAAGAAGAAGTCGTCGCCGAAGCCAAGCATGAAGATGAAGAAGATGAGGACGAGGAAGACGAAGAGAAAGACGAAAAGGAAATGAAAGAAGCCTATAAGAAGGATATGGTCAAGAAGCATAAGGGTTCAATGTCTGAAGACGTTGATGCTCTATTCAACGGCGAATCACTATCCGAAGAATTCCGTACGAAAGCAACTACGATTTTCGAAGCTGCTGTTCAGTCACGTGTTGAGAAGATTGTTGAAGATGTAATTGCTGATAACGAAGCAGTTCTTTCTGAAGCAGTTGAATCACTTCAATCACAAATGGCTGAGCAAGTTGACGAGTACCTAAACTACGTCGTTGAGCAGTGGATTGAAGACAATCAGGTTGCTATTGAGACAGGTCTACGCGCTGAATTGAGCGAAGACTTCATCAACGGTCTCAAGAATCTATTCAACGAACACTATATCGAAATTCCTGAAGAGAAAGTCGATGTAGCAGAAGAACTAGCTGCACGTGTTGCTTCTCTTGAAGAAGCCGCTGCAGTTGCTGTTTCAGAGAAGGCTGCATTGGTTGAACAACTCAATGGTGCTAAGAAGCATGAAGCAGTTCGCAAAATTTGCGAAGGTCTAACTGAAACACAAATTGCTAAGATGATTTCGCTCGCAGAGGGCGTGGAGTTCACCACAGAGGGTGAGTTTAATAGCAAGCTCGCAGTAATTCGCGAGAACTACTTCCCAGCCAAGAAAATGACAAGTGAGGTTAAGGCTCTTCAAGAAACAGCTGTTGAAGAACCAGAAGTAGCAGACGTACACGGTCTGATGAAACATTATGTAAATGCAATCACAAAGACGGCTCCAAAAGCCTAATCTAACTAAGAACTCAGGAGAGTTATAAAATGTATCTAAACGAAACATATGCAAAGAAGTGGGCTCCAGTTCTTGATCACTCAGAACTCCCAAAGATCTCAGATCCTTACAAGCGTGCAGTTACTGCACTTGTTCTAGAGAACCAAGAACGTGCCCTTATGGAAGAATCACGCACGATGCAAAACCTATGGGAAACATCACCAGCCAACGCAGTTGGCGGCGGTATGTCACCAGTAGTTGGCAGCGAAGGCGGAATCAAGGGTTTCGACCCAATCCTAATCGGTCTCGTACGTCGTGCGCTACCAAACCTAATGGCTTATGACATCTGCGGCGTTCAGCCAATGACTGGTCCAACAGGTTTGATTTTCGCAATGCGTTCAGTCTATGCTACTGCATCAGCACGTGGCGCTGAGGCTCTATACAACGAAGCCAATACAGCACACGCTGGTACAGGCGACCACACCCTAGCAAGCACTGTAAACTTCGGTGAAGCAAACAGCGCAATCTTCGGTCTAGCAAACACTGGTACTGGTTTGGCAACAACAGACGCAGAAGATCTAACCATGAAGTACATGGGCTTCCAGATCGATCGCGTTTCTGTAACAGCCAAGTCACGTGGCTTGCAAGCAGCCTACACGCTAGAACTTGCACAAGATCTCAAGGCAATTCACGGTCTAGATGCAGAAACAGAATTGACAAATATTTTGTCAACTGAAATTCTTGCAGAAATCAACCGCGAAGTTGTTCGTACGATCTATGCAACAGCTAACGTTGGTATCACATCAGTGTCACAAAACGTTGTGAACCTATCATCAAGCACCCTAACGGATGCTGCAGGTGGTACATCTGGTCGCTGGCAGGTTGAGAAGTACAAGTCACTTCTATTCCGCATCGAACAAGCTGCTAACAAGATCGCAAAAGACACCCGTCGTGGAAAGGGCAACCTGCTCATCGTTTCAACCGATGTGGCATCAGCTCTTGCAATGACAGGTCTTCTCGATTACAACTCAGCTCTAAGCAATAACACAAACCTAACAGTTGACGATACAGGCAATACCTTCGCTGGTACGCTATTCGGTCGCTTGAAGGTCTATGTTGATCCATATTCTGTTGCTGGTAGCGACTATGTCGTTGTCGGTTACAAGGGATCAAATGCCTATGACGCTGGCTTGTTCTACTGCCCATACGTCCCACTACAGATGGTACGTGCTATCGACCCAACGACTTACCAACCAAAGGTTGGCTTCAAGACTCGTTACGGTCTCGTTGCAAATCCATTCGCAACTGGCGCAGGCACAGGCGCTCTAACAGACGGAACAAACTACTACTATCGTAAGTTCCGCGTTCTAAACGTCAATCAATAATTGATGTTCTAGAAAATAATTTGCCAAATTTATAAAAACAATAAGGCAAAGTGAATCGGGGGGAGCAGAAATGCTCCCCCTTTTTTTATACCCTAAATAGAACGTGGGGCGAATTTACGGAAACTTATAGATGACAGCACAAACACGCGCACCTAGCAATAAAGACTTATTGCAAAGTACAAAGTTTAGAGTGACGTTTGATCGTTTGCCAGGAACGACGTTCTTTTGTCAAACAGCAAACTTCCCTGGAGTTTCTCTTACAGAAATTCAAAGACCAACACCATTTGTTGATCTATATGTTCCTGGAGAAAAACTCGTCTATGATACGTTCAATATCACTTTCTTGGTCGATGAGGATTTGAGATCCTGGACTGAGATTCATGATTGGATCCGCGCAATCACATTCCCAACCGACTTCAAAGAGTATTTGGATTTGAATCGTTTGGATCGCGCACCACTCTTCAGATCACAATACAAAAATAAACCGCAATACAGTGACGCGATCTTGTCAGTGTTTACAAACAAAAACAATCCAAACTTCCGAGTGAAGTTTGTTGATTTATTCCCAACAACGCTTTCAACTATATTGTTTTCTTCGCAAGATTCTGCAGAAAACATTGTTACTGCAGATGCGACGTTCAGATTCTCTTACTATGAATACGAAAGAATCTAGATATTAAACTTGAGAGTTCGTTCATACCGAACATAGTGATTATACTATTACAATTTATTCTCGACAACTCTTGCATTGAGTTGTCTTTTGAGATGATATAGTGTATAATTCGATGTATGAAACTAGAAACACCTCCACTCGAAGAATTGATGCAGCAATGGGAACGGGATTCCGAAGTAGATACTACGGAACCTGGAAAAGAGATTCTGCGCATCCCACTGTTGCATAACAAGTATAACAAATATTTGTCATTGCATAATCTTGCAGCCAAACGAGCAGCGTTAGAGTTTGACAAACTCAAGAAACTCAAGTGGATGTACTACAACGGCAAGTTAGACCAAGATGAACTTGATAAACTTGGTTGGGAACCATTTCGTTTCACGCTGAAGTCTGACATCGCTGTGTATCTTGATGGCGATGATGATCTAAACAAACTCAAACGCAAGAAAGCCTACCATGAGGAAGCAGCAAGTTTCTGTACCAACGTCATGAAGGAACTCAACAATCGCACGTGGCAGTTGAAAGAGTACATGGGCTGGGAGAAGTTTATCCAGGGTGCTCGATGATAGAACACGTCGTTGTTGAAAAAGTAAATAACATATATGTCCAAGTGACTGCTGAACCTGCCATCTTGCAAGAGATGTCAGAGTTCTTTACATTTTCAACTCCAGGCTACCAATTTTCACCTGCGTTCAAAAATAAATATTGGGACGGAAAGATTCGACTTCTGAATCTAAACACAAGACAAATTTATCTTGGTTTAGTTCCGTATATCAAAAAATTTTGCAAGGATAGCAATTACACGTGCGAGTATATCGATGAAGAAAAGGAAATCTACCCTGTTGACACGAAAAATTTGGCAAGTGCTTTATCACTTCCAATGGAGCCGCGAGATTATCAGTTGCTCGCTTCTAGCGTCGGACTTACGAAGAAGAGAACTGTACTCATTTCACCAACAGCGTCAGGAAAATCACTAATCATCTATATGATGATCCGCCACCTGTTGAACACAGGTAAGAAGCGCGGATTGTTGATTGTTCCTACGATCAATCTCGTCACTCAAATGCATAGTGACTTCAAGAACTACTCATCTGTCAATGGATGGGATGTAGAGAAATACTGCCAAAAGATTTATGGTGGTGAAAGTAAAATTCCTGACAGTGATTTGATTATCTCCACTTGGCAGTCGATCTATGACATGCCAAAGAAATACTTTGCTCAGTTTGATTTTATCATCGGTGACGAAGCGCATACATTCAAAGCAAAATCTCTTACATCTATCATGACTAAACTCATCAACTGCGATGTGCGTATTGGCACGACAGGTACACTTGATGATAGCAAAGTAAATAAGTTGGTGCTTGAAGGATTGTTTGGTCCTACGTTCAAAGTTATTTCCACAAAAGAACTGATTGAGCGCAAGCAACTCGCCAACTTCAGCATCAAGTGTATTGTGCTGAAATATCCAGAGATAGTCTGTAAGACAGTCAAGGGGTTTACATATCCTGACGAAATGAATTTCTTGACTCAACACGAAGGGCGAAATCGTTTCATCACTGACCTCGCCCTAAATCTCAAAGGCAATAGTCTTGTTTTATTTACTTACGTTGAAAAACACGGTAAACTTCTATATGAATGGATAACTGAAAAGGCAAATGGTCGAAAAGTATTCTTCATTCATGGTGGGGTTGAAGCAGAAGATCGCGAAGCAGTAAGACATATTACTGAACAGGAAAACCATGCGATCATTGTGGCAAGTTACGGAACGTTCTCGACAGGTGTCAATATCCGTAACCTACATAATATTATATTCTCCTCGCCAACAAAGAGTAAGATTCGAGCATTGCAATCTATCGGTCGTGTGCTGCGTTTAGGTGAAAATAAAGAAGCAGCAACGTTGTACGATATCGCTGATGATCTACGTTATGGTCCTTATACAAACTTCACATTGAAGCATTATGAGGAGCGAGTGAAGATTTACAGCGAAGAAAAATTTCCTTTCACAACCAATAACGTAAGGATAAACTAATGCCAGAAGAACCAGTAGAATATAAACCAAAAGGCGAATTACGATTTATTCGCTTGCGTTCTATACCTGATGATATCATTGGATATGTCACATACAAACAAGATTATATTACGGTAGAGTTGCCACTACGAATTGAGATTGAAACTATTTTTGATGAAGGTCGGCAGATCTTAGCAATGCAAGAGTATCTACCGCAATCAGTTATTGAAATGAAAGAAGTCGACTTCTATAACGAAGAGGTGTTATTTTCAACTCCAGTGCGTGAAGAATTTATTGAGCAATATGAATACGTTGCTGACTTCTTTTATAACAATCAAGCAAATTTGAAAACTATCGGAAAGAAAAAATCAAAACTAAAACAAGAAGGCGCTGAAAAGGTGGAAAAGGTCGTTTCTATTCTTGAAGCAATGGCAAATAAGAAAGACAAACCAGTACACTAGTATATGAGAGTAAATAATAATTATGAACCTTTTGATCATTTGATTGTAGATGATTTTTTGCAACCATCTGAATTCAATTTGGTTTTTGCTGAAGTGTTGATACTACAGACTGCGATGGCTGGACCATCAGAAACAGGTTCATCTAAAGATATTATTGATGGAGAGACGTTTTTCAGAAAAAGTAATGTTGGGATATTTCTTGATTCTGTTTATGCTGATCGAAAATATTCCAATATACTCAAATCATTTTATAAAGTATTTACGGACGAATTCATATCAAAGATAGACAATAAAAATTGGTTGTACAAAAAATATCTACCCCAAACAAATTTAGATTACACTCTTTTACAAAGTTATGGCGACGGTGGTTATTACAAATCTCATGCCGATGAGGGTCTTATAACTGCTGTTACAGTTCTACATAAAACTCCTAAAGAATATTCTGGCGGTCAACTAATGTTTTCAGAATATGACAACTACACAATAGATCTAAAAAATAATCAAATGATTATGTTTCCTGCTGCGATTACACATGAAGTTTTGGAGGTAAAAAGAACTAATAACAATTTTGATGGAAATCGATTTACAGTAACAAAACTAATAAGTTATAATGTCTCGAGGTAATATGGCAAAGAATCACTATATCAATAACAAAGATTTCCTCAAGGAAATGACAGCATATCGCACAGCAATTCGCAAAGCGAAAAGGCTTGGGCAACCAAAGCCACAGATTCCGCGTTATGTTGCTGAATGCTTCATGAAAATTGCTGAGAATCTTTCACACAAACCCAATTTCTTGTCATACACCTTTCGAGACGAAATGGTTGCTGATGCGATTGAAAACTGCGTAATGTATGTTGACAATTTTGACCCAGCAAAATCAAGCAATCCATTTGCCTATTTCACTCAAATAACGTATTATGCATTCTTACGTCGCATTCAAAAAGAGAAGAAACAACTTTATGTCAAATACAAATCAACTGAAACTGCTGGAATACTCGACGAGTTCGAACTCAATGAGAATGAAGATGGAACTTTCCGCCAATTCGAATTGTATGAAAATATTTCCGAATTCATACAAAATTACGAGAACGCCCGCAAAGAAAAGAAAGCCAAGAAAGCAGGACTAGAAAAGTTTGTTGACGAGGATGTAGTAAAGTGAAGATTGCTATACTAGGTGATACACATTTTGGTATGAGAGGCGATAGTATCGCTTTTCATAATCACTATCGCGACTTTTATCTAAATACGTTTTTTCCGTATCTGGTGCAAAATGGAATTACCACCGTCTTTCAGTTGGGTGACTTATTTGATCGTAGGAAGTATATTTCTTTTCAGTCTCTTGCTTTGTGTCGTCGTTATTTCTTTGATCAGTTTGTAAAACACGGATTACATTTACATACGCTGATTGGCAATCACGACATCACATTCAAGAATACCTTAGAGATCAATTCACCTGATCTTCTTTTGCGCGAGTATGCACAGAACGTAACCATTTACGAAGAACCAAGCACATGGAACAATATCGATATCATTCCATGGATTTGCAAGGACAATGAACAAGCCATAGGCGAGTTTATCAATGAAAGCACAAATCAAATGTGCTTTGGTCATTTTGAACTGCAAGGCTTCGAAATGGATCGCGGTAATATTTGTCATGAAGGTATGGACCCTGCAACGTTGCAGAAGTATGATTTAGTTTTGTCTGGACACTTTCATCACAAGAGCAACAGTGGTAGTATTGTATATGTTGGCACTCCTGGTGAGATGACTTGGTCAGATTATAACGATGAGCGTGGTTTTCATATTCTGGATACAGAAACTCGTAAACTTGAGTTTGTACCAAATCCAAACAAGATGTTCTATAAGATTCAGTATAACGATGACGATATGTTCTATAACGATATCGTCAATGCTGACTATTCTTATCTAAATGGCAAGTATCTGAAGATTGTTGTTGAGAAACGCAATAACTCTTTCCTGTTTGATACGCTGCTTGATACAATTGCAAAGGCTGCGCCATTAGAAGTAGCAGTTGTTGAAGACTTTTCTGAGATTACTGAGAACGTTGAAGTTGATATTGATCAAGCAGAAGATACAATGACAATATTGGGTAAGTATGTTGATGGCTTGACTTTACCTGTTGAATCAGATAAAATAAAAGCCGTACTGCGCGATGTGTACAATGAAGCATTGTCTATGGAGACAACGTGATTCTATTCAAAAAAGTTAGATACAAGAATTTCCTTTCTACTGGAAATATCTTTACTGAAATTCCTTTGGATGAAAACTCCACGACGTTGATCGTGGGTGAGAATGGTGCAGGTAAATCAACATTCCTGGACGCCATCACATTCTCATTATTTGGTAAACCATTCCGCAATATCAACAAGCCTCAACTTGTCAACTCAATCAACGAAAAGGATTGTCTTGTTGAGGTTGAGTTTGATATTGGTAAGAAGTCATATAAAGTCGTTCGTGGTATTCGACCAAACGTATTCGAAATCTATTGTGATGGCGATCTTCTAAATCAAGACGCCAAAGCAAAAGACTATCAGGATCATCTTGAAAAGATTATTCTCAAGATGAACTATAAGTCATTCACACAGATTGTTATTCTCGGATCGACTAACTTTACTCCATTCATGCAGTTGTCGGCAGCGGACCGTCGCGCAGTGATTGAAGATCTATTAGACATCCAGATCTTTTCTGCAATGAATGTAATTGTGAAGAGTAAGATTCATACTTTGAAAGACGAAGCGGCGCAACTCAAGATTCAAATTGATAATACACGCGATAAAATTGAACTGCACAAGAAACATCTTGATGAACTCAAAAAGAATACAAAAGAAATCGTAGATGCAAAGAAACAAGAAGTGACTGAAAACACGGCATCACTCTCAGCACTTGAGATCGAAGCAACCGAAAAAGAAACACAAATTGAAAACCTAGTAACTGAAGTATCAGACGATGATTCAACCAGTAAGAAGTTTACAAAACTAAATCAACTTGAAGCCAAGATTGAAGGGAATATCCAGAAACTCGAAAAAGACATCGAGTTTTATTCTGTAAATTCGACTTGTCCAACCTGCGATCAGGCTATCAATAACAAAGAAGAAAAAGTACACACATGTAATAGTAAAATCACAGAACTAACTGAAGGTCTAACAAAACTAAAGGAAGAGAGTGATGCCGTTCTACAGCGAATCAATAACATCAAAGCAACACAAAAAGAACTCAAGACTCTTGAACAAGATCTTGTGCGCATCAACACTTCTCGCAAGCAGGTTAGAAACTATATTGCGAAACTTGAAAAAGAAATCAGCGAAATAGAAAGCAAGCCAGCCATGAGCGATGAGTTCAAGGCACAGTCTAAACAATTACTCAACGCACTACAAGCATTCAACGAAAAAAGAAAAGAAGTATCTGAACAAACACAAAACTACGATATTGTCGCGCAGTTGCTTAAGGATGGCGGGATTAAGTCGAAAATCATTAAGCAGTACGTTCCAGTTATCAACAAACTGGTAAATAAGTATTTGGCTGCGATGGACTTCTTTGTCAACTTCAACATTGACGAGGAGTTCAAGGAGACCATCAAGTCTCGTCACCGAGATGATTTCAGTTATGAAAACTTCTCAGAAGGTGAAAAGAAACGTATTGACCTAGCACTGTTGTTTACCTGGAGGTCGGTCGCCAAACTAAAGAACAGTGTCAATACCAATCTTCTCATCTTCGACGAGGTCTTTGATGGTTCTCTTGACATCAATGGTACAGAAGAATTTATGAAGTTGATAAATATGTTTGCTGAAAATACAAACATCTTTGTGATCACTCATAAGACTGATCAGATGGTTGACAAATTCAAGCATACGATTCGATTTGGTAAAGTAAAGAATTTCTCACAGGTGATATAATTATGTCAAATGTAATAAGATATGATACCGATGGTCTCTCATCAACTCTCTCTAGTTACGAAATCTACAAGTTAGTTGATTTCTACGATCCAATTCTTAGACAGCCGACAGTTACTGTTGATTTGAGCACTCCTGCAGCAAAGAAAAATGTAGATCGTATTGCAAATTCTTTAGCCGAAACATTGAAGAGGCATGATGGTCTTGGGCTATCTGCCAATCAGTGTGGTAGAACTGAGCGTATGTTTGCATTGAACATGGGTGAACAAATTTGGGTTCTGATCAATCCAGAGATCATTGAGAAGTCTGGTGATGCAAGCGCACTTGCTGAAGGATGTTTGAGTTATCCTGGACTCTATTTGAAACTCAAAAGACCAGACCATGTAAAGGTAAAGTTTCAAGTTCTAAATGGTGAGTGGCTTGAGCAAGAGTTTGATGGATTGAGCGCAGTTTGCGTTCAGCATGAGATTGATCATTTAGATGGCAAGGTCTATACTGATATGGTCAGCCCCATCAAACTAGATCAAGCCAAGAAAAAGGTCAAGCAAAATTTGAAGCGTTGGAAGAGATATGCGGAGCAACAAGAATTGCTTCAAAAGCAAATGGCTTTGCAGCAACAAAACCAGAAACAAGTTCTGC